CGATTCAGACCAAGGCGCTCGCCGCCTGCATGAAGCTGTGGCCGGAGCTGGGGTTGACGCCGTCGAGCCGGTCGCGGGTCAAGACGGCGGAAGGGCCGGGACCTGGGGGCGACGCCTTCGACGAGTTTGACCAAGACCCGGCGATGGTGGAAACCGACGCCAGCGAGGACGACGGCACGAGGACGCACTGATGGCGGACACCACCTCGGCGAAGATGGTGACGATCTATGTCCTGTGCGACAGTCGAGAACCCGATTCGATCAGGCGGGTCCGCTACGTCGGTCGCACCATCAAAGACCTCGAGCGCCGACTGCGGGGCCACATCTACCAGGCACAGCACGGCGACCGCACGTGGCGCAGTTGGTCGGTCTATGCCGAGGGCGGCGACGTCCTGATCGAAGCCGTGGCCTGCGTGCCGGTGATGTGGGTAGACGCGGCAGAAATTGATCTCATTGCGAAGTATCGCGCCCAGGGCTGTCGGCTCACGAATTTGACGGACGGCGGAGGCGGCCTGCTCAATGCGGTGCCCGAGACACGCGAACGGATCGGCGCCGCCAAACGCGGCAACAAGTTTTGGGTTGGGAAACACCACACGCCGGAGGCTCGCGCCAAGATCGCGGCGGCGCATCGCGGAAAACCAAGCCATCCAAATACGCGTGCCGTCACGGCGCGACCAGAGGTCCGCGCCAAGATTGCCGCTACCCTGACTGGGAGAAAATTGTCCGCCGAGGAATTGGCAACCTTGCGGGCCGCCCGCAAGGCGTGGCAGTCGTCAGAGGCCCATGAAGCTTGGTTGGCAAAGGTCCGCGCCGCCGTCAACACACCTGAACATCGGGCGAGACTTCGTGCACAAGCCAGACGCCCAGAGGCACTCGCGCGAATAAGTGCGCTTGGTAAGGCAAGCCGCGGAAAGAAGATGTCCGAGGCGGTTCGTGCGGCCTGCGCCGAACGCAGCCGCGGGCGCACGCACACCGAGGCGACCAAAGCCAAGATGAGTGCGTGGCAACGCGGCGGTAGCTCGCACCGCGCCAAGCTCACATGGGAACAAGTCGCCGCCATCCGTGAGCGGTATGCGGCGGGTGGTATCTCGCAATGTCAACTCGCCCGTGACTACGGCGTGCAGCCGCGCACGATCAATCTAATCGTGCACAACAAAACGTGGGTCGCGGCGTGACCGATGCGATCACGGCATACGCCGAGGACGTTGTTGCTGGCAAGGTACTGGCCGGCAAGTATCACCGTCTTGCCTGCGCGCGCCATCTGCGCGACTTGGCGCGGCAACACACGGCGGACTTTCCATATGTATTGGAATACGAACGCGCCGAAAGAATGTTTAGATTCTCGGCCCGACTCCGCCATTACAAAGGAGAATTTGCCGGTCGCTACATCGAACTCCAGCCGTATCAAAAGTTCCGCCTCGGGTCGGTCTTTGCGTGGGTGCACCGCGACACCAAGTTTCGGCGGTTCCGCACGGCGTACAACGAAATTCCAAGAAAGGGCGGGAAGTCGCTCGAGGCCGCCGTCGTCGCCATTTACGTCACATTCTTTGATGGGGAGCCCGGCGCCGAGGGTTACTGCGTCGCGATGAAGCGTGAACAGGCCAAGATAGTTTGGAACGACGCCGCCAAGTTAGTGCGCAGCAGTGGCCTTCGCTCGCGTATTCGAGTGCTCGCCGCCAACATGCATCGCGAGTCAACGGCGTCGAAGTTGGAACCCCTCGGCGCCGACAAGGACAGCGTCGACGGGCTGCACACGCACCTCGTGATCGTGGACGAATTCCACGCGCAGAAGACGCGCGGGTTGCTCGACGTGATGGAGACGTCCACTGGCGCGCGCCGCCAACCCCTCAACTTCCAGATCACCACCGCCGGCGAGGACATGCGCACGCCCTGCGGCGATCAACATGCCTACACGTGCAACATTCTCGACGGCGTCATCCAAGACGAGACGTTCTTCGGCTTCATTGCACACGCCGACCCCGAGGACTTGATCGGCGACGGCTGGCTCGAGGAAACCACGTGGCGTAAATCGAATCCGATGTTCGGCGTCTCGGTCCGGGCCGACGACCTGCGATCCCTCGCCACTAAGGCGCGCCACATGCAGAGCGCGCGCAACGCCTTTTTACAAAAACGGTTAAATGTCTGGGTCAATGCCACCGCGCCGTGGCTATCCCTCGAAGGCTGGCGGGCCGGCCAACGGCACCAACGATCCGATGGCTCGACCCGGTCCACGGAGGCATGGCTCGCCGAGCTCAAAGGCCAACCGTGCTGGCTCGGCGTCGACCTCAGTTCCAAGATCGACCTGGCGTCGGTGTCGGCGCTGTTCCCACCGAAGGACGCGCGCAAACACTACTGCGCCTACGTGATGTGCTTCACGCCGGAAGACACCCTGGCCGACCGGGCCCGGCGCGACCGCGCGCCGTATCTCGAGTATGTGAAACTGGGCCATCTCAAAACGTGCCCCGGCAACCGCCTCGATCAAGACCTGCTCCGGGACCACGTCCTCGAGCTGCGGCGCCAATTCGATGTGCAGATGGTGGGGTTCGACCCGTGGAACGCCGGGACGATTGAAAAGGATCTCGCCGACGAGGGCTTCCAGGTGGTCGAGGTGCCGCAAACGTTGCGGGAGATGAGCCAGCCGTCGAAGGAATTCGAGGCGGACGTGCTCGACGGCCTGGTCGATGCCAACGGCAATCCGTTGCTCGAGTTGATGGTGGCCAACGTGGTCGTCCAGGTGGACGGCAAGGACAATATCTATCCGACGAAGAAGAAGAGCCGAGGGCGGATTGACGGCGTGATTGCGACGGTGATTGCGCGCAAGGTCGCGGGCGTAGAAACCAAGCCGGAGCCAACGTTTCAGATGTTCGTGCTCGGCACGACAGCAGGAGCCACACCATGAGTGAGCAGCCGAAGACGCCGTCGCCGCCGCCCGCCCGTCCGCGTGGTCGCCCGGTGGGGTCCACGCGGGTGTCGGAACCGCGTGCGCAGGCCGCCGTCTGGTTGCCGGTGAGTCTCTACAACCGCATCGACCGCCTCTCGGTGCGGCAGCAACAGAGCATGTCCGCCACCATTCGCCAACTCCTGATTCTGAAGTTATGACGCCGCGCGGCGGCCATTTTCCCTATACAAATTAAATCAGGCCGCGCGCCGGGCCGTAGGCTCGGGCGGTGCCAGCAGCCGTTCTCCATCGCGCGTATGCCTTCCTGAACGTCAAGGCCGTCGACGGCGAGCAGCGCCTGATCACGGGCACCGCGACCACGCCGACGCCGGACCGCATGGGCGACGTCGTCGAGCCGCTCGGCGTCACCTTCAAGAATCCCCTGCCGCTCCTGCTGTATCACAACAGCCAGAAGCCGGTCGGCTGGGTGAAGTTCAAGAAACCGACCGCCGACGGGATCGCGTTCGAGGCGAAGCTGCCGACGATCGACGAGCCCGGCACGGTGCGCGACCGCATCGAGGAGGCGTGGACGAGCATTAAGACCGGCCTCCTGGCCGGCGTCTCGATTGGCTTCCGCGCGATCGAAGAGGCGTTCAACAAAGAAACCATGGGCTATCGGTTCCTGAAAACCGAAGTCCTCGAACTCTCGCTCGTCGCGATCCCGGCGCAGCCGGACGCGCGCATCGAGACGATCAAGTCGCTCGACGTGGGGCTTGCCGCGCCAGGCACCCGGCCCCCCGCCGCGCCCCCCCACCCGTCCGGCGCTTCGGACACTACGCGCGTCGTCAAGACGCGCCCGGACGGACCCATGAAGAAAACCTACGCCGATCAGATCACCAGCTTTACGCAGACCCGCGCCGCCCAGGTCGCCCGCATCGACGCGATCATGGAAAAGACCGCCGAAGAGGGCGTGACCCTCGATGCGGCGCAGAAGGAAGAGCACGACACCCTCGTCGCCGACATCAAGGAGATCGACGAGCACCTGGTCCGCCTCCGTGAGGCCGAGGCCCGGAGCAAGGCCGCCGCCGTGCCGGTCGTGGCCGACACGCAGGAGAAGGCCGCCGCGAGTCGCGGGGGCCAGGTCATCCTCGGCGCCAAGCAGACGCCGCCCGGCATCGAGTTCACCCGCTACGCGATGTGCTTGGCGTCGTCCAAGGGCAACACGCATCAGGCGCTCGAAATCGCCAAAACCCGCTACCCGGACGAGCACCGGGTCCAAGAGGTGCTCAAGTCGGCGGTCGCCGCGGGCACCACGACCGACGCCAACTGGGCCACCGCCTTGGTGCAGTACCAGGACTTCGCCGGCGACTTCATCGAGTTCCTGCGGCCCAAGACCATCATCGGCAAGTTCGGCACCGACGGCATCCCGAGCCTGACGCGCGTGCCCTTCAACATGCGGGTCGCCAGCCAGACGGCGGGCGGGTCGGGGTACTGGGTCGGAGAGGGCAAGCCGAAGCCGCTGACCAAGTTCGCCTTCAGCACGGTGACGATGCAGTGGGCGAAGGTCGCCAACATCGCCGTGCTGACCGAAGAGGAAGTGCGCTTCTCGAGCCCGGCGGCGGAAGCCAAGGTGCGGGACGCGCTATCGGCGGCGCTCATCGAGCGGCTCGACATCGACTTCGTGGACCCGGCGAAAGCCGCGGTCGCGAACGTGTCGCCCGCCTCGATCACCAACGGCGTCGCGGCCATCCCGGTGACCGGCGTCACGGCGGCGTTCTTCCGCGCCGACTTCAAGAGCCTGATGGCGCCGTTCATCGCGGCCAACATCGATCCGGCCAACGCGGTCCTGATCATGTCGACCTCGATGGCCCTGTCGCTGTCGCTGATGCTCAACGCACTCGGCAACCCGGAATTCCCGATGTTGACGATGCGCGGCGGCACGATCCTCGGCATCCCGGTGATCGTCTCCGAGTATCTGACGACCCTCGGCAGCCCGAGCACCCAGATGATCGTCCTGGTCAACGCCAGCGACATCTACCTCGCCGATGACGGCCAAGTCGTGATCGATGCGAGCCGCGAGGCGTCGCTCGAGATGCTCGATGCCACGCTGTTGCAGGACAGCACGGCGGGCACCGGCGCGAGCTTGGTGTCGCTGTGGCAGTCGAACTTGCTCGGGTTGAAAGCCGAGCGGTTCATCAACTGGAAACTGCGCCGGGCGGCGGCGGTCCAGTACCTCTCGCCGGCGGCGTACGCGTAACACCTCGGGGTTGTGGGCTGGGTCGCGGGCGCATCGCCGCGATCCGGCCCTTTGCTTGTCAGGGTCGTTCCGCATGATTCGTGTTCACCACGCGCGCCCCTCGGCGGTCGGCGCGTGAGCTCGCTCCACTTCGTCCTTGACCAGCCTGCGGCGTGCGCCACCGGGCTGGACACCATCCTCGCGCACATTCGCGTCCTCGGGACGCAGGTCACCACCATGAACGCCAAAGTCCAGCAACTCCTCGACGACGCCGTCGCCGCGCGCGCCTCTATCCGCGCCCTGACCGATCTCGCCGTCGGGATCAAGACCAAGCTCCAAGGCGATTCGGCGGTCATCGCGCAGCTCCGCATCGACTTGGCCGCCGCCATCGCGGCGCTGGCGAACGCGGGCATCCCGGCGACGGAACTCCAAGCCCTGCAGGACGTGCACGACGGCCTCGTCGCGGCGACGGCCGAAGTGGATGCCGACGTCGCGGGCATCGTGAGCGACATCACGGCGAATACCGCCCCGTAACCTCATGCGCCGCGTCCTGCTGCTGCTGCTCGCCGGCCTGGTGTGGGCCGGGCCCGTCCACGCGGCCACCACCGTGACGGTCGCGTGGGATGCCTCGGTGTCGCCGGAGGTGACCGGCTACCGCGTGGAGTGGGGGACGGCGCCCGGCGACCATCCGAATATCGTGGACGCGCCCGGCCCGGGAACGACGCGGAGCGTGTTCCTCGCCGTGCCGGGGCGCTACTTCTTCATCGTGCGCGCCTACACGCCGACCCAGACGAGTGCGCCGTCCAATGAAGTCTCGGTCACCATCCCGCCGGCCGCGACGGACCCCTGCGCCTTCCCGCTCGGGAGCACCTCGGTGTCGATCTTCGTCACCGGCCGGCTCAATAAAACCGGGAGCGGCGGCCCCGGGTCGGGGGCGTTCATCACGTTTCGCGCGTTCTCCCCCAACTCGCCGATTACCTATCTCGCGATTCGCGCCAACGGCGTCGATGTGCCCGACAGCGTGGCGTCGGCGACCGGGCCCGGCGATCGGCTGGCGTCGCCCGGGTCGTTGTGGTTCACCATCCCGCCGGGGACGGGGCCGTACGCCTATGCGGTCTACGCCAAGAATGCCGCCGGGTGTGCGCGCGAGCAACCGACCGGCTTCAGCACGCCATGAGGTCCGTGTCATGAAAGTGATCGCGCTCCGGGATCTGCCGAATCAGCGGGCGGCGGGCGAGCTGTTCGAGGCGCCCGACGACCAAGCGCGCGTCTTGATCCTGCTCGGCCACGCTACGCCGGCCGACGCGATCGAGGAGGCCCATCCTCACAGCTCACGGGCGGTGACGGCGTTGAAGATCGCGCCGGGGTCACGGCGGCGCACCTATCAGCGGCGCGACCTGACCGCCGAATCGCCGTCCACGGAGGACTGAGCCGGTGCGGGTCTTCGGCCTCACCCTCACTCGCCGGACGCCGCCGGATCTGCCGACGCAGATTAAGGCGGCCGTCAACGACGCGCTCGTCACCCATCTGCCGGAGCGTGTGGGCAGCGGCGTGTGGGGCACCATCCGCGAGGCGTTCTCCGGCGCGTGGCAACGCAACATCGAAGTCAACCGGCACGACGTGCTCACCTACAGCACCGTCTGGGCCTGCGTCACGCTCATTGCCAATGACATTTCCAAGCTCTGGCTGAATCTCGTCGAAGAGGACGCCGACGGCATCTGCACCGCGACCGAGAACCCGGCCTACTCGCCGGTCCTGCGCAAGCCGAATCACTTCCAGACCCTCATCAAGTTCCTGCAGTACTGGGTGATCTCGCTGCTGACGACCGGCAATACCTACATCCTCAAGCGGCGCGATCAGCGCAACGTCGTCGACGCGCTCTACGTGCTCGACCCGTCGAAGGTGACCGTCCTGGTGGCGCCGGACGGCGCCGTCTACTACCAACTCAGCACCGACTATCTCTCGGGGTTGGAGGAGCCGTCGGTCACGGTCCCGGCGCGCGAGATCATCCACGACATCTGCGTGCCGCTCTATCACCCGCTGGTCGGCGTCTCGCCCATCTTTGCGTGCGGGATGTCGGCGATGCAGGGCTTGAAGATCCTCATCAACTCGACGCGCCTGTTTGCCAACGGGTCGCAACCGGGCGGCGTCCTGACCGCCCCGGCCGCCATCTCCGAGGTGACCGCGAAGCGCCTCGAGGAGTACTGGGCGAACAACTACGCGGGCGAAGCCAACATCGGCAAGATCGTCGTGCTCGGCGACGGGCTCACCTACCACCCCTTGGCGATGTCCGCCGTCGATGCGGAAGTCGTCGACCAACTCAAGATGACCGACGAGCGGATCTGCGCGACCTTCCACGTGCCGCTCTACATGGTGGGCCTCGGCCCCGCGCCGCCCTACACCGACATCCAGAGCCTGAACCTGCAGTACTACGCGCAGGCGCTGCAACACATCATCGAGAACATGGAAACGCTCCTCGAGGAAGGCGTGCTCGAGGCGCGGCGCCTCGCCAAGCCGACGCTCGGGATCGAATTCGACATCGACGCCTTGGCGCGGATGGACACCAAGACGCAAATGCAAACGGCCAAGGACGGCGTGTCGGGCGGCATCTACGCGCCGAACGAGGCGCGCGCCAAGTTCGACTTGAAGCCGAAAAAGGGCGGCGACTCCCCGATGATGCAGGCGCAGATGTTCAGCTTGGAAGCGTTGTCCAAGCGCGACGAAGCGCCGCCGCCCTTGGCCCCGACCGTGGGATCGCCCCCCGCGCCGACCGCCGACGCCCCCGCTCCCGACGCCGCCAAGGACGACGCCAAGGACACGACCAAGGACTTCGATCTGGCGGCGTTCAGTGTCCTGCTGATGACCAAGGCGGCCGCCTTCGCGGACGACACCGAGGTGGCTGATGCCGCTTGAAGCCCAACTCGCCGACTTGGTGGTCGCGGCCGTCAAGACCGCCACCACGCCTGCGCTGCGACGCCTCAGTGCGGCGGAACGCGCGGTGGGGACGCTGGCGGCCCAAGTCACCTTGCTCGATGCCGCGTCGCAACGCGAGGCCGGGCGTGACCTCCGCCTCGCGGCGCTGGAAGAGCGGGCCCTGGCGCTCGAGGCCCGTGCCGCCGTGCCGGGGCCACCTGGTCCCCCTGGTGAGCTCGGGGCGACCGGCGCGGCAGGTCCGGCCGGAGCGCCTGGGCCGGCTGGCCCCGCCGGGCCTGCGGGACCGCCTGGGGAGCTGGGCGCGCCCGGCGCGGCAGGTCCGGCCGGAGCGCCAGGGCCGACGGGCCCGCCAGGGGAACCCGGCCCGCCCGGCGCGGCAGGGCCGCGCGGGGAGCTCGGGGCGCGCGGCGAGAAAGGCGACCCCGGTGAGGCAGGCGGAGTCGGACCCCGCGGGGAACCCGGGGCACGCGGCGAGCCCGGCGAGCGCGGCGAGATGGGCCCGATGGGCGCGCGCGGCGAGCAGGGCGAGACGGGGGCGACCGGTGAGATGGGCTGGGCCGGACCGCGAGGCGAAGCCGGGGAGCGCGGCGAGCCGGGCGAGCCCGGGGCGCGCGGGGAGAAGGGCGACTCCGGCGACCGGGGCGAGGTCGGCCTGATGGGCCTGACCGGTGCCCCGGGCGCACGCGGCGACCCCGGCGAGCGCGGCGAGATGGGGCCGATGGGCCCGATGGGCGACCGCGGCGAGAAGGGCGATCCCGGCGAGCGCGTCGCGGACGTGCCCCTCGACGACACGTGGGACGCCTTGGCCACCGCCATCCAGCGCGCCGCCGACGTGGCCTTCCCCGCCGACGCCATGCCCGTAGCGCGCACGACGCGCAAGCGCAAGCTGGTGACCTACGAACACATCGACGGCATCGCCCGGCCCGTTGCGATCGAAGAAGTCGAGACCGCCGAGTAGAGGAGACACCTGATGGGCAACGTGGAATTGTGCTCGGGCTGTGGCGCCGTCGCCCCGCAGCATCCGATGGTCGGTGTGGCGCGCGATACGGAAACCGGCGAGTGGGCGGCCTTTCCCGTCTGCCTCCCCTGCTGGTCGACCCCGGCGCATCGCACCGCGCCTCTGAAGATGCACTTCTTCGAACGAGCCGATGCGCCGCTTGCGGTCCAGTCCGCCGCCAACAACATCATGGTGTCGCCCGCCTCGCCGCCCGCGCCGGCCAAGAAAAAGCGATGAACCCCAACTCGCAACACCAACTGTGGACGATGTGGGACTACACCGTCGTCCCCGATCCGCCGCGCCATCCGAGCTTTGTCCAGGTGCGCGAGAACTGCGTCCGGTTCGCGCGCCTCGCCTTCGGGTCCGCCGGGCAAATTCAGATCGTCCAGAAGCGCCGGTCGTGGCACGTCCGCGTCCTGGCGGAAGGCTTGCCGGGCCACGACCCGGCGTTCGCCGACTGGATGCACGCGCAGTGGGTCCGGTTTTTCCAGCACGGCTTCGGCGCGCGCTGCCACGTCACCAGCGCCGTCAAGTTGATGGCGGGCGACCCGCAGACCGGACGCCCGGCGGATCAAATGCTCATCGTGCCGACCATCGTGAGTTCAGCTTCCGAGGAGATGTAGAACATGCTATTCCCAGAATTCGGGCATCGCGACGCCGGGGCGGCGTTCGTGTGGCCTGACGCCGCGAACGCTCTGTACCCCGACTTCAAGCGCGCCTTGTTGAACAAGGAGTGCGACATGGACACCGACACGATCAAGGCGACCTTGATCGACAGCGCCGACTACACCTACGCGGGCACCGACACCACCTACGTCGCCGGCGCCAACGGCGTCGCCGACGCGTCCAAGGTGGCCGTCTCGTCCGCCCTCGGCTCCCCGACGATCGCGGCGGGCGTGTTCGACACCGCCGACTTCTCGTGGACCACTGTCACCGGCGACGTCAGCGAAGCGATCATCCTCTGGGATGACACGCACGCCAGCGACCGCCTCGTCGCCTTCTACGACACCGGGATGACCGGGATGCCTGTGACGCCGAATGGCGGGAATATTAACGTGACCGTACATGCCTCCGGGTGGTTCTCGCTGTAACCTGTTGATAACAGGCATATTACCAAACGCCGGTAATATGCAGAGGAGGACCGAATGGACCCGCGACTGACCGTGATCGGCGTGTTGGTGTTGGTGGGGTTCGTGTTGACGATCGCGACGACATGGAACCCGCCGAAGGTGGGACTCTGGGTGCCGGTCCTGCTGCTGTTCGTGATTGAGCTCTTACGGCTGTTGCCGCTCGGCAAATAGTCCTCACTACTGAGCAAATAGTCCTCACTACTGGGGAAAGGAGGCCCGGCGTGGTGGTGTTCGAGATTCGGATTCAGGTCGATGACCTCGGGCAAGTGATGGTGATTGGTCCCTTGGACGACCAAGTGAAGTGTTACGGCTTGTTGGAAATGGCCAAAGACGTGGTGGCCACGCACCATGCGCAAGCGCGGCAGCGGCTCGTGCAGTTGGCGAGTGGGGCGGTGCCGGGGGCCTTTCCGGCGGGCGGCTTTCCGAAACAGCAGGAGATCACGTAATGGCGCGCAATCTGTTCAACGACGGTCCGTACGTCGATATTCCCATCACGCTGCCGTCGACGTACACCACGACGACCATTGTGCCGCTGTGGCCGGCCGCAGCGTTTACGCCGGTCTTCGCCAACGATCCGAAGGCCGGGAAGATTTACTGTGTCCGGGCGGGCGGCACGATTGTGATGAGCGTGAACACGTGCACGCTGACCATTACGCCCAAGTACGGCACCGGCGGCACGGCGTTGGGCGCCAGCACGGCGCAGACCCTGCCCGTGATGGCGGCGGGCATCTGGACGCTCGAGGCCGAACTGGTCTTCACGTTTATCGGCACGGGTGCCGCGTCCAAATGTTATTTGATCGGGAAGTTCTGCTGCGCCGGCACGATTGCGACACCTGGGGCCGGGACGGTGATTCCGTTCGGCGGCACGCTGGCCACGGTGACGAGCGATGCGCTGGCCAACGTGGAGATCAACACGACCCTGGGCGGCACCACCGGATCGCCGGTGCTCGGGACCGTCTTTGCTTATATCTTCTCGAGGAATTAGATGGCCGACCGTGGCCGGGCCATGCCGACGTGGAGCCCCACTCCCATTGGGAGTGGGAAAACGCCGGGTGTCTTCACCGATGGACCGGCGCGCATCTACGACGTGATCTGGTCCTTGCGCGGGGTGACGCGCGACGCCTTGGGCGTGCCGCTGGGGGGCGTGACCGTCGATGTGTTTCGCAGCCTCCCGCCGCACGAATGGATCGGCAGCACGGTGTCGAAGGCGGATGGGTCCTATCAGTTCAGTTATCTGCCCGACGGCGTGACCAACTTTTTCATCGTGACGTACTTGGACGGCGCCCCCGATGTCGCCGGATGCTCGGTGAATACGCTCGTCGGATCGTAAGAGTCGGTGACATGAGCAGGCGCTGTCTCCCCGGCGGTGCCTGGTCATGAGCGACCAGTTTCTCTATCCGGTCGATCCCCCCTCCGACAGTACGCTGCGCGCGACGCCGGACCCGGTCGGCGCGGCCACGCTGGACAGCGGGACGCTGCTCTTTGCGCCCGCCTCGGTGGCGCCGGACCAAGCGGTGGTCGGCGCGACCATCCATCCAGGGACGGCGCTGCGCACGGACGCCTTCACCTACAGCAACGGCAACCTGAAGGATGTCGGCACCAACTGGGCCTATATCGGCGCCAACCCCGTCCGCCAATGGATCGACGTCCAAGCCGCGCGGTTCGTGCACACCGCCTCCCAGACATCCCTCGCCTATGACACGGGTCACACCTACGCGCCGGACCAGTACGCGCAGTTTGTGTATCGCGCGGCGAGCGCGACGGTCGGGTACATCGGTCTGTCCGTCCGCTGCGACACGGCGGACCCCAACGGCATTACCGTCAACACCCACAAGACCGGCTATTGGGCGGAGTTCTCGCCGACCTACCGGGGCATCGGCAAAGTCGTCGCGGGCACGTTCACCGAACTGTGGTTCGACGCCGTCGCGCTCGCCGATGGGGACGTGGTGGCCTTGGAAGTCCGCGGGACCACGCTGGCGTTGTGGGTCAACGGCGTGCTGGTCACCTCGGTGGTCGATACCGCGATTGCGAGCGGATCGGCCGGGGTGCTCGGCGAAGGCAACGATGCCGCGTCGCTGGGAGACGACTGGGAAGGCGGCGAACTCGGCGCGAGTCTCTTTGTGCCGACGGCGGCCTACGTGGTCACCGCGACCACGATGGCCACCACCGCCGCGCTGAACGTCCCCACCGCCGCCTACGCCGTCACCGGGACGACGATCGGCGCGGGGTCCGCGCTGACGGCACCCACCCCTGTCGACGTCATCATCGCGGTGACGACCGCCTCGATCAGTGCCGGGGCGACGCTCGCCGTACCCACCCTGGCGTACGCGGTCACCGGCGTCACGATCAGTGCTGGGGCGGCGCTCGCCGTACCGACCGTCGCCTCAAGCGTGCTCGGCACGACGATCAGCGTCGGGTCGGCGCTCAGCGTGCCGACAGCGGCCTACGAGGTCGCGGGCACGACGATCGCGGCCGGCAGCGCCCTGACCGCCGGGACGGTCAGCCTGACAGTGCTCGGCGCGACGATCAGCGCCGGGGCGGCCGTCACCGAGCCGTGGATTCAGAACACCCTGCTCGCGGCGTCGCTGGCCAGCGGGGCGGCGCTCACCGTGCCGACGGTCGCGCCGGGCGACGTGACCGTGCCGGGAGTGACCCTCAGTGCCGGGTCCACCCTCACCGTGCCCTCGGCGGCCTACAGCGTCGTCGGCGCCACGATGGCGGCGGGGGCCGCGCTCGCGGTCCCGGCGGTCGCCTTGGCCCTGACCACGCCGACAATCAGTGCGGGGTCGGCGCTCACGATCCCGACACTCGCCTACGAGGTCCTCGGCACCACGATCACCACGGGGAGCAGCCTCACCGTGCCGACGGTGGCCGCCGAGCCGGCGGTGACCACCGCAACGATCAGCGCCGGGGCGGTGCTCACGGAGCCGACGCTCGACCAGGCCAGCACCGGGGCCACGATCACCAGCGGCAGTGCCCTGACCGTGCCGACGGTGACGCCGCAGGCCGTAACCGTGCTGGCCGACACGTTGGCCTCCACCGCCGCGTTGACGGTGCCGACCGTCGCGGTGGGGGACGTCGCGGTGCTCGGCGTGACGATCGCAAGCGGCGCGTCCGTGACCGAGCCCGTCGTCAATAGCGCCGGGGACGCGACCGTCCTCGGCGAGACGATCGCGAGCGGCGCGACGCTCACCGCACCGGTCGTGGACGTCGGCGCCGTCACGATCCTGGGCGTCACCCTCGGCAGTGCCGCCGCCCTCACGACGCCGACGCTGGCGTACGCGGTCGCCGGCGAGACGCTCGCGAGCGCCGCGACCCTGACCGAACCCACCCTGGCCGCCGCGGTCACCACGGCCACGCTGGCGGCGGGGGCGGCGCTGACGGGGCCGACGGTCACGACCGGGGCCGTCACCGTGGTCGCCGCCACGATCACCAGTGGCACCACGCAACCGGTGCCGACGCTGGCGTCTGCGGTGGCCGGGGACACGCTGGCCAGCGGCGCGACCCTGACGGTCCCAACGCTGGCGTACGCGGTGGCCGGCGCCACCCTCAGCGCGGGCAGCACGCTCACGGCGGCCCGCGTGGAGCGGGACGGCGATCAGACGCTGACGGCCGCCACCATCCCCAGCGGCACGCTGGTCGACGTGCCGACCGTCGTGCTCGAGACAGTCATCGAGCCGCCGCAGATTTTCACCGGCGTGGCCGGTCCTCGGCGGCCGACGCCGCCGTACGCGCCGGTGGCGCAACGCCTGCGGGGGGCGTTCCTCGTCAACCGCGCGCGGCTGCGGGGACCACGCCTCACAGCCCTCGCCCCGCCCGCCCACGCGGTGCAAGGCGTCACGATCCCGGCCGCCGCCCTCGCCACGGCCCCCGAGGCGCTGCGCCCCATCTACGCCGTCGCGACGGCCACCGTCACGCACACGGCCGTGCTGATGACGCCGACCGTGGCCGCGGGCGCGTTCCGGAACGTCGGCATTCCGGTGTCCGGAACGTCCGCATTCCCGGTCGTCCCACCCCGCCCGGATACGCGGATCGTGCGGCGGGCGGCTCTCGCGCTCGCCTGCGCGCAAGCGTCGGCGGTGCCCCCGGCGCCCGTCGTCGTTCCCCGTCGTCGTCGTCGGTCCCCCCCGCCGTCGGCCGAGGTCGCGCCGAGCGCGGCCACGCTCGCGGCCCTTGATGAATGGATCGTGCTCCATGGCTGATTCCCACACTCCCCGCGGCATTGATCGCGTGGCCGCCGTCGTCATTGGCGTCGTCAAAACGGCGCTCGCTACGGTTCTGTTTCGCTTGGAGGCGCTCGAGGCGCGGGCCGCCGTACCCGGGCCGGTCGGCCCGCCGGGGCCGAGAGGGCTGCCCGGCCAGGACGGACCGGAAGGGCTGCCGGGACGGGATGGCCGCGACGGGATTTCGATCCCCGGGCCGACCGGCGAAACCGGTCTCCCCGGCAAAGACGGGGCGCCTGGCAAGGACGGGCTGGACGGCACGCTGGAGGCGTTGCGGGTCGAGCCGATCGACGACCGCACGTGGCAACTCGTGCGCACGGCGACGAAGCAACCGATCGACGGCGGGCGATTCCACTTCGACGTCGTGCTCTACCGCGATGTCTACCAAGGCGGTCAGACGTACGCGAAGGGCGACGCCGTCACCTTCGCCGGGTCGCTCTGGATTGCGCAAGAGGCGACCGATGTCAAACCCGGCGACGGCGCGACCGGGTTGGGCCGATCCGGCAGCGGGCCGTGGCGGCTCGCCGTGAAAGCCGGGCGCGATGGGCGGCCGGGCAAGGACGGGAAGGACGGGCTCAACGGCAAGGACGGGAAGGATGCGGACACCGGACCGCGCCACCGGTGGTAACCGCTGCCGACGGCGATGCCAGATCGAAACACGGGTCGGTCCCCGGCGCCTGTGACGTTGCGCGACGGGATCTGAGGCGGGCGTGA